ATGCTGTTGTGGCAACATCTTGACCAATTGCGATGCTTGCAGTTGAACCTTCGCCAGGCGTGTGAGTAACGGTTACGCCGGTCCCGGCGACTACATCATTAACAAAATTGCCAGTTGTATCCGTGCCAAGAGCAACAGAATTTGGTTCTACGTTTGCAGTAATCGTTACATCGCTAGACCCATCGAACGAGACAGAACCACTCAAATCTCCAGCAAGCGAGATTGCACGAGCCGTTGCAAGAGTGGAAGCAGTATCTGCGTTCCCTGTTAAATCACCAGTTACATCGGCTGAAACGTGAGCGAATACAACGGAAGCAGTTGTATTGATATCTTGAACCAAAGAAAGCGATGCAGAAGAACCTTCTCCTGCTGTATGGCTTACAGTAATTCCGCTTCCATCAGCAACAACATCAACCATGTAGTTACCGGTTGTATCTGTACCAAGAGCCACCGAGTCTGGCTGTACTGAAGCAGTAATTGTTACATCCGAGGAACCGTCAAAAGAAACCGAACCAGAAAGGTCGCCAGCGAGCGAAATTGCACGGGCTGTTTGAAGTGTTGACGCAGTGCTTGCGTTACCAATAACTGGTGCAGTAACTGCGGCGAATGAAACCGACGAAGATGTTTCTACATCTTGACCAGCAGCGATATTGCGATATGTTGTGCCATCCTCGGTGAGTTCCCACGAATCATTTGCTTCATTCCAACGAATTGCAACATTATTGGAATCGCCACGCTCAACTTCTACTCCAGCATTCTGTGATGGTGCACCGGTTTGGTTGCTATTAAGAACAATGATGTTGTCATCAACCGTGAGAGTTTCGGTATTTACATATGTTGCGCTACCGCTAACCGTGAGACTTCCAGTAATAATGACATCATCATCAAGCGTGACAGTCCCGCCAGCAGAGTCAATTGTTAGGTTGCCGCTAACCGTATCTATTTCGTTTGCTCCAGAAATTCCAATTTGAACGTTGTCGGCAGTAAGACCTGCAAATGATGGATTATCTGAAACCCCTACGGCTTGACCAATTGCAATTGAAGCACTTGAGCCTTCGCCTGGAGTGTGTGTAACAGTTACACCTGTACCCGCAACGATGTCATTGACAAAGTTGCCGGTTGTATCTGTCCCAAGCGCGACAGAATTTGGTTCTACTGTCGCGGTGATTGTTACGTCCGCTGAGCCGTCAAAAGATACTGAACCACTCAAATCTCCAGCAAGAGAAATTGCTCGTGATGTTTGAAGCGTTGTCGCTGTGTCGGCGTTTCCAGTTACGTCACCAGTAAGGTCTGCAGCAACATGTACAAAGGTAACTGAAGCAGTAGTTGCTACATCCTGCCCGATTGCAACAGATGCAGAAGAACCCTCACCAGGAGTATGGCTAACAGTTACGCCGGTACCGCCAACAACATCAACCATGTAGTTACCGGTTGTATTTACACCGAGTTCAACGCCGTCATTAACTACTGTCGTAGTGATATTTACGTTTTGTGAACCATCGAATGAAACTGAACCAGTTACATCTCCGCTAAGTTCGATTACCCGAGCAGTCTCAAGTTCTGAAGCAGTATCAGCATTGCCCGTGAGGTCACCAACAAAATTTGCGCTTCCACCAACATTGATTCCGCCAGAGAATGAAACATCTGTCCCATCACTTGTGATTTGTGCACCGCCGAGGTCAATAGTTGTTCCGGAAAGATAGATGTCCCTAAAACGTGCGCCGGCAGAGCCGAGGTCGTACGTCTCTGTCGTATCTGGAATGATGTGTCCACCAACATTTGTTTGACCATTTACTGTTACTTGGCCAAACGTTACTGATGCAGTTGTCGAAACATCCTGACCGATTGCGACTGATGCGGTCGAACCTTCGCCCGGTGTATGAGTGATGGTCACTCCTGTTCCACCAGCAAGGTCTACTAAGTAGTTTCCGGTTGTGTCTGTTCCGAGTGTGATTGAATCAGGGTTTGATGTGACGGAGATATTGATATTTGAAGAACCATCAAACGATGCAGAACCAGTGATATCTCCACTGAGTTCAATGATTCGAGCAGTTTCTAGCGTTGTCGCTGTGTCCGCATTACCTGTAACATCACCAACAACATTTCCTGTCACTGAAGCAGAAACATGCGCAAAAGTAACTGATGCAGTAGTGGATACGCTCTGACCGATGGCAATTGTTGGTGTTGCTGCCTCACCAGAGTTGTTTGTGAGAGTTACGCCAGTTCCCGCAACGAGCGATTCAACATACGAGCCAATAGTGTCCGTCGAAAGATTGACTGCATCATTAATCCATGCAGTACCGTTCCAACGAAGGAAGTCTCCGTTAGATGCAGAAACAATTGTTACATCAGCAAGGTCATTTAGGCTTGAACCAGTAAGGTTGCCATTAAAATACGACAACGAATTAAATGCAGTAGTGCCATCACCAATCTTGAATTTATTAGTATCAGTTTCAAGACCAATTTCACCCGCGTAAAGAACAGGGTTGTTGGATGCCCACGAAGCAGCAGTGGCGCGCTTAAGTTGAATTCTTGCACCAGCCATTACAGCGTACCTCCGTCAAATCCGACTATTACGTAGTTTGTTACTTCTGCTTCATAAATCTCAGAAGAAAGAGTACCACCATCGACATCGCCTGATAATAAGCCTCCGCCGCCACCGGACACTTCTTGCCACTGGGAACTTGACCTAAAATAAAACTTATTGTTTGTAGTATCAACAGCCAATGCGCCGTCCGACAAAACAGAACTTGGAGTTCCATTTGTCGTGAGGGTGATTAACCCTAATGCCGCTTGGAATACATCATCTGTATATAGGGTATTTGCAGAAATCCGATAAAGATTTGTATCCCCAGCAGCCGAGCCGGACGCCCAAGTAAGACGTCCCCCAGCATCAATTCGGATTCGGGGATGAGCATCAAGATTTACGCGCGCCGAAATAGCCTCATCGCTTGCGCTACTAAACTCAATCCCGCGTAGCGGGGTTCCTACAAATCTTGTCATCCGAATCCAGCCTCAACTGTTTTCTTGTTGTTCGCACCCCTCAAGATGCTATGAATATTTTTTATCCAGTTACAACGACTGTGTATGCGTTTGATGATGGAGCCACAGAGAACGAAATTACAACGCTATCTGTTGTACTCCTTTCAACATCCGCAATAACTGTGTCGTAATTGGAAGAATCGTACACCTGAACAACAACAGCACGCGTACCAAAGTTGTGCGTTACGGTGTAAGAAGTATTTACGCCATCACCAACAACCTTATTGGCGATACGAGCAAGAGTTGGAGTACTTGTGTTTGCCCCAGAAGAAGAGGTGAGCGCAAGTGCGTTACGTGCAGCGGATGCGGATGTTTCTCCGGTACCACCTTGGTCAATCGGCAATGTTCCGGTTGTGTCATCTGAACCCTGAGCAAGGTCAATTGCGTTGCGGCTTAGAACACCATTGGTGAATGTAAGACCATCACCAGCAATGTCACCAGTTAAAGCAAGACCAGCACTTGACGTAACAAGTCCATCAACCGACGAATCAATCTTGATTTGAAGTTCATCACCTGAGATTTCCAAGCCGCCATTAATATGTGGGGCTACACTAAGAACACCATCGCTCCAAGAAAGACCATTGCCTGCAGCACCAGAAGCAATTCGCAGTCGATTATCACTTATTTCAAGACTGGCACTTGCGGTGATTACATTTAATGTCGCACCAACTTTTTCAAGACCTTCACCAGCAGTAATTGTTCCCGCACCGGAGAATTGAACAAAAGATAGAGATGTGGTCCCCAAAGTAATTGGGTTGTCAGTTGCGAGCACCCAACCGGTATCCCCATATGAAGTACCATTTGTAACAAAAGTGAAAAGACCTGAAGTTACTTCGGCACTTGTGTCAGCATCTAGCGAACGTTGTGCTGTACCTGATGCAGAGACAACATAAATACCGTTCTCTGAACCAGTTACTTGATTTTTTACAAGAACTCGGTCACCAGTCTCAAGTGTGTGACCATCGATTGTGTCGCCAGTATTTAGGTCTGTGGCAAGATTGATTGGACCAGTTGTTGCAACATGAACTGATTCTTTGACGTCTAGACCACTACGTGCAGCATCAACATATGCTTTGTTTGCTGCATCAAGAGGATTTGAAGGCTCCGCAACTTGGAATCGACCATTGCCGTCCCTCTTAACAAGTGTGTTTGCGCCGTCCGAAGAAGATGCGTCGTCCAACTTTGACTTGTCCGCAGCAGACATAACTCCAGGCTGTGAACTGGAAGCAAGATTTGGCTCAATTGAAATAACGCCATTTGTTTCGTTGATGGTAATTGCGGCAGAAGCACTACCAACAGAAGAAGCAGAAACAATTGCTTTTTTCCAAGCGGTCCCATCAAAATATTTAATTGTTTTTTCGGTCGAGTTGTAGATGAGACGACCTTCAAAATTATTTGTACTTGGGTCAGAAGCAACAACCTGGAACTTACCGTTCTGGAGTTCGTTCTGATTAAGATTTAAGTTTGTTACGAATTTCATGTCTTTTTACCTCCAGAATTGCTCCTAAGAAAGATACGCCTTTCCAGCGAAAGAGTGTGAGAAGGTCACCGTCAAA